TAAGATTACATAAGATTACATAAGATTACATAAGATTACATAAGATTACATAAGATTACATAAGATTACATAAGATTACATAAGATTACATAAGATTACATAAGATTACATAAGATTACATAAAAAATAAAAATTATAAATAGTAAAATAGCTTTATTTAATTATATAAGAACCCCATATCTTCTGTGTCCATATTTTCATCATCATCTTCTCTATCATATGTCATAAGCATATTTTCATCATTCATATATTGTTTTCCTCCAGCGCCTCCCATATTATCATTGAATATTTCATTAAACTCGTTAATCTCGTTAAACTCTTCGTTATTTTTACTTGGTTCTATAACATTATCAATTATTTCTTCTTCATTATCTTTGTTATCGCCGAGTATTTCCTGTTTAAATCCTGCTTTTTTCAGCTCTTTTATTAGAGCATTTTCTTCTACTGTTATTTTATTAAAAGCCTTTATTTTTTCCTGCTTGTTTTTTTCACGCTGTTTATTCAAAAAATCTATGTTTTCCTCTATTGTTGGAAATTTTATTTTGATTATCTCTAAAACATTTTTATATATGCTTGCTGTTATTTTATTTATATATTGACTGCTTATAATATCTGATATTATTTTACCATTTAATGTATTATCAATATTAAAAGGACAGCATAAAGCTCTACTTACAATATATTTATTTATAATATCTATATCATTCTCGATATCATCATTATATATTTTATTCAATTCTTTCAAATCTATTATAATATCCCTTAAATCTTTTATAGAATTAGTAAGCAATACATTAATTTCCTCGCTATTATTATCCTTATTCAGGCTATTATAAAGGGTTTTTATAATAGCACGAATTATATTAACATATTTTATTTTATCATTAGATGAAGCTCCTTTTCCGCCCTTAGAGGTCTTCCTAACATTATTAAAATTATCAATAAACTCATCTCCCGTATTTTTTGAGGTTTTTGTCAATAAACCAACATTAGATATTATATTATTTTTAATAGATTTTATATTTCCATTCTCAAAATCTTTTATAATATTCTCGGGAAAAATACTATTATTCTTTTTCTTCATTTCATTAAGCCATCTTTTAACTATATTAGAATTATTATTTACATAATATATATAATCATCCAAATATATACGCTCAATATTTTCTTCATCGTCGCCCTCTGTATCATCTTCGATAACTACCATTTTTTTAGGAATGAATCTCAAATCACGAGGCTTATTTGTCATCTTTTTCTCGGCATATTTTTTCTTAAATCCTATCAAATCCAGGCGATTCGCATTTTTTAAATCAATATCTTCGTTAAAGCTATCATCAAGCTTCTTTAAGCAACAGCCATTTAAAAATTTATGTATCTTTTTATAATTAACATCTGGCATATATATCAATGCGTTAATATATTGATCTCTACATAATCTCAACTCTCTTCCACATTCTTTATTTTTGAATAAGCCAACTAATTTATCTCTCTCTATTATGCCCCGCTGTTCCTTCTTTTTTTCCCGACATATATCATCCTTCTTCTTCATTTTTTCGAGATTTTCCGAATAATATTTCTCTATTACTTTGTAAGTCATTTTAAACATATTATCGGTTTCTATTAAAAACTCATTATTGCTATTTATTAAATAATCTTCAGCAACTTTTATGAGGTAAGGCATAACTCCGCGATCTTCCTTTTTATTAAGAGGAGAACCACAGTTATCCCAATAACTCAAGAAATTACCATTCAAATAATCAACATCTATGAATATAGAATCATTTAATATCTTATCTTGTAGGTTAATTATACAATACGCCAACGCATTTAAGAACATATCATTAAACTCCTCTAACCATAATTTATTACAAGATACTATAACAGCCTCGGCAGTATCATCAATATCAGAAAAAGGTTTATATCTATTATTTATTAATATCAATATAGATTTGGGAGATAATTTATCCAAATAATTGAGTATTTCCTCACTCATTTCTAAGCCATTAATTTGAAAAACCTTCATATACAAATCCCGTCTTTTTGAGATACTGCGATTATGTTTAAAAAGCTCGCTACATAAACCATCATAATCAAACTCAATATTTGCCGATTTACCAATATTATTTAGGATATTCAACAAATTTGCTAAACTATCTACAAATCCAAGCTCATTCTTATAATTAATATTAGTTATATATTTCTCTATATCATACTTTGTTAATTCATTAAACCCCATTATATATCCTATATCTTCTGTGCCTACGCTGTCTCCGGTGCCTCCCATTCCTTCGCCGACATTGGCATCATTAGCATCATTAGTATCATTGGCATAACCAGAAGCATTATATGTCTCAAACTCTATCATAGGAATTCCCTCATTCTTATCATTATAATGGCTATCTATGATATCCTTGTGTTCGCGATATGATATTAAATATTGCTTTCCGTCCTTGTCATAATCAAATATGTGATTTCGCGAATATTCATTTTCCTTTCGAGCAATTTCATAGCTTTTTACTACAAGCTCCTTCTTTTCATAAGTCTTCAATATGCTATCTATAGATTGTATAGCCTCTAATATATTGCTATTTTTTAATGAATGCTTTATAATATCTAATATCTCTAATATTACCTCGTTATCATCTAAGTTTCCAATACCCATATCTCTTATATTTTTTACTATTTCATAGGTCTTCAAATCAGTTAATGGTTTTATCTTATTAGCCATCATATTATTCTCACGATATTCCTCCAAACTCATCTTATTTTTATCCAAAAAATCTATTACCTTTTCAGATAAGTTCAATAACTGGATACTCTCGTTTAATTTATCAAAAAAAATTAACTTATTATTTATAATATCTGGTTTCTTAATTTTAACAGGCCTTGATACATTCTTTCGCTCCTTATATTGTCCCATAACATCCGACAAATAATCGCATAGAACATCAAAATCCTCCTTATTAATAAAATCCAAAGATTTTCCAAACTTGTTCAAAACATTCTCTATGTTATAATAATCGAGCTCAAAGCAATCTTTAAGATATTCTACGATATTGTTAATATCTGGTTTGACACCCTTTATTAATTCGCTAATATTTTGGCAATTTTCCGAAGATACATAATTGATATTCACATTCTTACTCTTCTTTTCTGTTAAATGCGATGTTATCTTAGTATATATATAATCATTTATAACAGTCTTCGGTATTTTGTAATAAGCAGAAATTATTGGAATATTTACGTCATCTGCTGGGAATACTGGGTAATATATGGGAAATCCCTTATCTCGTGGTTCTATCGTAATATTTATCTTGGCATCAGGCTTAAATCGCAGTTTATCTGAATCATTATTGTATTTAATACAAAAAAAATATTTTTCTTTTGCTATATCGTGATTTATTACAGTCTTCTTTTTCAGATTGTTAAAATTGGCAACTTCAGTATTATCCACAATATCAGCACTATAATCATTCTTTTCAGCATCAGCATTAAATACATAATTATCATAATTTTTCAATTTCCCACGATTGTCATCAATATCATTTATTATATTGTAAAAAAGATTTGTTATATTATTAGCCTTTTTCTTATTTGCGAACAATTCAAATAAACTGCTCTTTATTTCTTCGCGAGATAATGCTATAAAAGAAGGATTGTCTTTAATAATATCATCTAAACTCATTATTTCAAGATATTCAATGTCGTCCAATTCTTCTTCCTCAAAGATATACTCATTGTCATTGATATTAATTGACATATTATTTTTCCCTTTCTTTTAATATATAATAATATAAATTATGATACATTATTCTCAATTGCAAACTTATTCCATTTTGTCTTAATATCAACGAATTCACTAACAATCTCCTTACATACTTTATCCATAAAAGCAATAAACATATATTTATCAGTAATATTATCAAGAGTTATCCTTATAATCATCGTCGATTTTAAAGGATGTGGGCATATATATCCTATGAACTTACAAGCCATATTATTAACCGTTTTCTTATTTCTCACATAATTATTATGTACATACGATTGTATAATATTCCCCAGAGTATCATCTTCATTGTCAATAATAAACTCATATGTCTCAGCAATATCTTGAAATTGCTGTATTTTTACTATTTCTGTTGTATTAATATTAACCAATTCGGTCATTAGATTATTCAACTTGTTTATAACAATATCTAGTGATTTAGGAATTAAATATCGCGGTCCCATATTAACATTAATATGCTCTATATCAAACTTGAACTTCGTAGGGTCACCGTATTCATTCATATAATATGCTCTCTCTTTATCAAGCAAACTCTCGTATTTCTTGGCTTCCTTAGGATCTTGGATATACGAAAAGTTTGACAACGATACCGGATTAAATGAAGCATTATCTCGCCCAGTTCTTTTTACAATATTAGCCTTTAAATGTAGATGTTCGCCAGGTCTCAACCTCGTAATCAATATATTATGTTTTGATACCTTATTTGGTGGAAATAACTCTCTTAATTTCTTCTCGGTAATCTCTACGTCATTTAGAGTTGCCTTAAAATCTGAGGTTCGCACATCAATACTTTTATTTGTAGTATTATTAACATTCAATTCAATGACAAGCGAATTATCCTCATAATTCTCAATTTCATCAGAAGTCATACATATAGGTATTAGCCCAATTCGATGTATAATAAACTCATCGTGTAATGCTCCTGTATTAGTAAGTACGCTTACAGTAGGCTCCTCATTTTCTAGCTTTTCTCCTATTGCTCCAATATTTGGAATATCAGTCATAATTATCCTTCGCATACCATTGACAATCGCCAAATCAATATCGTGAATATCAAAGCTGTGATTATTTGAAGGGTCGGACGAATCAAACTTATAATTATAAAACATTCTATTAATATATAGTTTATTATATTTTTATCTTATATATCAATTTTTAAAAAAAATAAAAAATATGAAATTATACATTTTTTTCATATAATATTATATATACTATTAAGATTATTGTAAGTATCATAGGTATTATAGATAGTATAGTAACTATCCAGCTCCAAGTATAGCATTCGCCTTTTGTTAAACAAGTTATATTATAAGCGGTCAATAATATTATAAACAAATATATAAAATATGCTATTAAATATAATCCAGGGCCTTCTAAATAAATATTTAATCCGAGAGATACAATAGTAAGTATAATACTAACCGCAATATATACCCATCCCTGTGTTGAAAAATAGTCCGACATATCTTTCTATCTATTCTTATTAAGATATATATATTTTTATATTCACAATTTATATTTTTGACATCCCAATACCTCGACATCTACGAAATCAACGTATTCATAATTGCGAAACACATTGACGTTCGAGATTGCATTTCATTAATCGGATTAGAAGCAAAGAACTGAATCAGCGTCTTAATATTTTTTACATCATTACATTGACACAAATAGTAATAAATATTAGAGCTCGTAATAAGCTTCTTGTTAAATGTTGTAATTTGTAGATTTCTCAACTGTGCCAAATGATACTGAATAATTGGTGCGAATTGCTTGTCCATCTCCTTATTCATCTTGTATCTCTTATAAGTAGGATTATAAGTCGTACTAGATTTATAATAGCTGTAAAGACTATCCTTAATAGTTGAGATAATCGTATGTACAAGATATGTAGGGTCAATCTGTCTCCCATTATTATCAATAGGAATCTGGATATTTGGATTATATGTCGCAATATAATCCTTAATTGTATAATTTTGCTTATTTTTCATATATACACTAAGAATATTCATCCATACATTAGGATGACACGGGTCAGTCTCTTCGCGATAATTAATATACATAGAAGAAATCTTGTATAGTCGCGAAAAGTTCTCACCATCTACCTTTTTCTTGATAATCAATCCATAGCTTTTATTCTCATTAATATATACATTGGCCTGATAAATATCCGCAAAATATGCCGGATATTTTATACCAATATTAAAGAGCTCTTGAATAGCCGACTGATTAATATCATATTCTTCAAGTGTAATACGGTTTTTCGTATTGATATGTACAAGCTCCTTATAATTTTCTCCAAGCACATCAGTATAATCAATGATATGCTTGTTATCATAATGAACAAGGACAAACTCATATGCATGATCAGGATTCAAATTTGAAGCAAACATAGCCCGAAGAGTATCACTAACATCATCTTGTGGAATATGTGAAAGCATTTCGGCAATTTCTGGTGATTTACTATACAAACCATGTAGTACCTCATCAAACATCTTACCGTGCGATTTTGTAGGATGCGAGAACTTTGAACTATTCGCATCAGGACAACTTGATGTTCCAAAATACCACTGATTTTTATAATTATAAACAGTTATAATAGTTCCGTCATATGCCTCATAACATTTGTCGGTATCGCTGTAATTTGTCGAAATATATTCATCATATCCAATTCTGCGAGGAATAGAATTGGCATATGTAACTACAACATTATTATTACATGATAGTGTAAAATCTAACACAATACTTCGGCACTGCTCGTATAACTCCTTATATTCGTAAATATCATTCATCTTATAGTTATTATGAAGGAGAACGATATCCTCGTTATTTTTAAACTTCTTTACCTTGATGTTAGGCCAGAAATGATATTTTTTCAGCGTATTAATAAGAGTATTTGCGTAAGTAGTATTGCCATCGTAATTACTATAAGTTTTTTCAATTAATTGAGTAAGATTAGTAGGGGGGACATTGGACAAGGGCATATCACTGCTCATAATAATACTTTGTTAAAAAATATATATATTTAATTGCTTATATCAATTTTTATAAAAATATGATATAATCGCAAAATCTGGGAGATTCCATAGTGTCTAATAGCCTTAACAATAATAGCAGTACATATATATTGCTGTCATTATTAGAAATACCGTATATATTCTATATAATGTCTTGTCATCTATAAAATTATTTGTACCAATATAAGCTCCGGCAACTCCACCGAGAATACTTCCTGCTGCCACTATAATAGCCACATTAAAATCCAAAAATCCGTGCTGATAATATAGATATAATCCGGGTAATGCGTTAGGTATCGTATTTAAGAAAAGAGATATCGCAACTGCTTGCTGAAACGAAAAATCATAATAAACTAATAAAGGAAGCAACAATATGCCACCACCAATACCTATCAACCCAATAATAACCCCAATTATTACTGAGCCAATAAACAACTCTATAAGCATTTATATAAATAACTTTATTAGCATCTATATTATTATTTAGATATTTATAATAAAACACGCACTTACAAGCAAAATCCAATAATTAACTATGTAAAGCAAATAAAATATAAATATATAAATAGATATAATAAATAAAATGGCTGATGATTCTGAAATATATGGAATGTATTGCGAAGGATTAACTAAAGGAATCAAGCTCTTCTTTGATGAATATAAAAAAAATAATAATATAGAAAATTATCAAACTACTGATGAGAAATTAAAAAACACAGTAATTAATCTATATATTAATAATATTAAGAATAGTGCTGACTTTAAAAAAAATTTTAAGGATGATGATGCTGTTGATTCAGTAAAAAATATCTTGATTGATGATCTAGTAAAATATGAAAAAAGAATGAATGAAGAAATGTGGCAAAAACATCAGAAAGAGGAAGCTTGGGCGCAAATTATAAAGGGTAGATTGGATGATCAAAGTGACGTGGCGCATCAGATGTCTCAATTAGAAATTACAGCCGGATATAAAAAAAATTCAAAGAATAAAATAAATAGCAAAAAGGTCTCTAATAAACCTATTGTGTCTCAAAATAAACATAGTATATATAAGGAGATTTTTGGAAAAAAAATGAAAATCTATAAAATGCCTAATTCACGGATGGAATATGTAAAATATAAAGGAGAATTGTATCACATATCAGACTATAAAGACCTAATGAAACAAAAAGCAATCGCAAAAACCATGAGCAAAACTAATAAATAAAATATAAAAATATATACCCTATTCTAACCTATTCTAACCTATGGATGTATTAGCCTATTTACTCAGAATCCTTGACCTTCTTCTTTTCAGTTTTAGCCATCTTTTTAGGCTTCTTAGGCTTCTCATCTTCTTTCACTTCTACAACTTCAGGTTCTTGCTCGGCTTCCTCAGCTCCCGCAGCTTCCTCGTGTTCCTCAGCTTCCTCAGCTTCCTCAGCTCCCGCAGCATCTTCAGTAACCTCAAGAGTTGCCTTGTAAGCCTTCCACTCTTCGGCCAACTTGGAGAACCTTTCAGTATTTGAGAGCTCAGGAAACTCTTCGCGAATCCTTTGCTGATTATCCTTGATATACTGCTGATACTTGGTAAGAGGCCTCTTTGGCTTTTCATTACCATCCTCGTCAAGATTGTTCCTCTTCTTTTTCTTATCATCCTTCTTCTTTTCAGCTTTTTCAACCTTGAGATTCTTGACCTCTTCCTTGATTTCCTTGGTAATTTTCTTGGAATATTCATCAATGTCCTTCTTAGCATTGAGCTCGTCGGGCATATTCATCATACGTTCCTTGTAAATAGCGGCAAAAGTCTGGGTAGCGACAGCGGACATTCTTCTTAAAAAGCTTCTTGATAAAACACGGAAAGGCTTTAGAAGTTTGATAGACTGTTTAGTAGCTAGACTTGAGTTGCTTTGAGTTGCTTTGAGTTGCTTTGAGTTGCTTTGAGTTGCTTTGAGTTGCTTTGACTGTGATAGTAATATTTTAAATAATATCAAGTGTCAATTTTTATTTAAATTTTTTCAAAATATAACAAATTTATCCATATATCATATATCTTCAATTATCTTAGAGTACATTTATGATGTCATAAAAAGAAGCCAAAATTCTCTAAAATTTGAAAATTAAAATTTGAGTACATCTCTCGATTTATTTTGCAATTTCTAAAAAACTTTTGAAATTTTTGAAAAAACAAAAAGATGTACTCAAATTTAAAATTGAAAAAAATAATGATTTTTCAGTGTCTCAATAAATACTGGATACTCTAATTATATTCGTTAATATATATGTAATATATATGTAATATAT